GATGCCAGCGGCAACTCCAACGTCCAAGGCGACCAAGCCCAAGGCAAACAGCTGGGACTTGTCGTTTCTGCTGCAGTTCAGGCAGAATTGATAAAACAACAACGTCCAGGTGGCCTCCTGGCTGGAACTCGACGCTAATGGCTTACTACTACGGCTACCAAGGCTCCGTAAAATTCAACAGCACTGGAGGCGCTGCAGCGACCATCGTCAAGGTCACTGAGTGGACTATCTCAGTGGAAAAACAAATCTACGAAACTACCCAAATCAATGACACATACTCCAAAAAATGCGGAGGTCTCATCTCAGGCTCTGGAACCGTCAATTTGATCTATACCGGCGACAACAACTCATTTATCGAAGCTGTCAATACATCTTCCGACGCTGGCCAAGCTCTGTTTGAGCTGTACCTATCAGAAACTGACACAAAACGTATTGTTTTCAATGGCATCATCACAAAAGCCTCTTACAGTGCTTCAGTAGAGGACATATCTAAAATGAGTTGTGACTTCGTTACAAACGGCACCATCACGCTGGATCTGTAATGGCTACTTTCCCTAGCATCGCACCAACCTACGGTGCTCAAAAAACTAGCCAGCCATCAGTCCGCAAAGTGCAGTTCGGAGATGGATATAGTCAAAGACTGATTTTTGGCCTGAACCAAAACCCAAAAACCTGGAGTCTTACCTGGGAAGTGTCAGAAACTGACGCAGATACGATCGAAACCTTCCTCGATGCTCGCGGTGGTGCAGAGTCATTCGACTGGACTCCACCCGATACTGCAACCTCTTACAAATGGATATGTGAGCAATGGAATAAAACCATCCCCTATTTGAATCGCGCCACTATCACCGCTACATTCGTACAGGTATTTGAGCCATGAGCGAGATATTTCAAGAGCTACTTAAAAGTTCTCCATACGCCATCATTGAGCTGTATGAGCTTCATCTTGATCAAGAACTGCATGGCAGCAACGACATTGTGCGATTTCATGCTGGCGTAAATAAAAAATTACCCGCTGGAGACGTTATTTGGAATACCCAACATTACCAACCACTACCAATTGAAGTTGATGGTTTTGAATACTCAGGTAATGGGCAACTACCAAGACCTACTGTTCGAATATCAAATCTACTTGGCAGCATATCTGCACTGTTGCTTAGCGTTAATGAAGTTACAGTAGGCAATGATTTAACTGGCGCTAAGTTTATTCGTATTCGTACATTGAGTCGTTTTCTAGATCCAATTAACTTCGAAGGTAACGTCAATCCTTACGGCACTCCAGATCCTACGGCTGAGATGCCGCGAGAAATTTACTACGTCGATCGAAAAGCAAACGAAAACAAAGCCATCGTTGAGTTTGAGCTCGCTGCAGCATTTGACATCGCTGGGGTACGTTCACCAAAACGTCAATGCATTGCAAACATCTGTCAATGGATTTATCGCGGTCCCGAATGTGGATACACAGGAACGACTTATTTTGATGAAAGTGAAAATCCATTGACTTCCACACCAGCACCGAATATCTCGGCTGGGCAGGTAACTCTAACAGTTGGACAACAAATTTATTCCGATCAGCAACTTGTATCCAGTAATGGGTGGTATCGAACAATTATGCAAGCGGATGGGAATCTTGTTACCTACAGTAAAAGTAATGCAGCAGTTTGGGCAAGCAGTAGTACGCGACCTCCAGGCGATGGAACTAACTTCAGGTTGCGAAATGGAGTTCAGGGTAATCTATTTATTACTAATATGAATACCGATGAAACCACATGGCAAACAAACACTGGCAACATAGCTGGCGTTACATCCGTAGCTTTTATTTATGATGGTGGTGGAGCTATAGCTTGGGTACCAGCTGATATACAAATTGGACGATCGGCCTCGTTTGGTTATGAACTTTTTGGTACTGCAAGTTCTGGCGGCACAGCATCTACAACTAGAATTTTTTATTCTCCAACTACCATATCTCCGGGTCGCTCAATAACATTACAATTCTCAGCAGTTGCCACAGCATTGCCCGCCGATCACTATAGTGGTTTGCCATATAAATGGGATTTAACAACTTTATCAATAAATAGTTCTGGGGGCTTGTGGGATCTGTACGAAACATTTAATGCGACTGTATCTATTGGTAGTGGCAACCCATTTAGAAGTACACCACAAGGTACATTGACACAGGCAGGCCCTCAAATTCAAGTTACTGGTACAACAGGTTATGCCAGTAATGTTTTAACTATGCAAAATGACGGCAATCTTGTTCTTCGCACATCTGGTGGTTCTGTTGTTTGGGCTTCTGGCTTTAGTTCTGCAACAGAGCCAACAATATTAACGGGAGGCGGTACTTTGGTTACTGTTGACCCTACCAAGGATGTATGCGGTAAACGCATCGCTAGCTGCAAAGCCCGCTTTGGGGCAAACGCAGAACTGCCATTTGGCAGTTTCCCATCTGTAGGTACGTTTTATGGCTAAGTGGCAAGAACACGCAATTGAACATGCTTTAACAGAAGCACCACGAGAAGCCTGTGGTCTTGTTGTAATTATTAAAGGGCGTAAAAAATACTGGCCCTGCAAAAACTTAGCTGAAGACAACGACTTTTTCATCCTGTCACCGGATGACTATGCGGCTGCTGAGGATGCCGGTGAGGTGCTGGCCATTGTTCATAGCCACCCCAAGGCGTCACCAACTCCAAGTGACGCTGACCGTGCTGCCTGCGAGCACTCCGGTCTGCCGTGGCACATTGTCAATCCTGGCACCAAAGAATGGGATGGCTGCGAGCCCTGTGGCTACAAAGCCCCGCTGCTGGGACGTGAGTTTGTCTGGGGTGTCCAGGACTGCTGGTCGCTGGCTCATCAATGGTATGCCGAGTTCTGGTTCCTAGAACTACGCGATTGGCCACGACCCACGTTGCAGTCGGAGTTCGATGCCAATCCAATGTTTGACAGTTGTTGGAAACAGACTGGTTTTGTCGAAGTCGATCGCGATGATATTCAGTTTGGCGATTTACTGCTGATGTCGATCAATAGTTCTGGCTTGAATCACTGTGGTGTATATGTAGGAAGTCAGCTGATGTTGCACCACATTCCCGGACGCCTTAGCTCACGGGACGTTTATGGCGGTTATTATCAGAAGAACACAGGCCGCGTGCTCCGTCATTCCAGCAGGTGTCAGTGATGCGCGTCATCAAAGTTTACGGATCCCTCGTCAAGTTTCTAGGGCAGCGTAGTTTCAAGGCAGCCGTCAATACTCCCGCAGAAGCCATCCGATTCCTAATTGCCAATTTTCCTGGAATCCGGGAGCACATGGCCGACAAACACTACAAAGTTGGCGTCGGCAAATCAGACCTAGCCATTGCTGACTGTCCAGAGCAACTCCACTACCCCACCGAATCAAACGAAATTATCCGCATTGTTCCAGTCATTGGCGGCGCCAAGCGCGGTGGATTTGGCCAAATTCTTGCCGGAATCGCATTAGTTGCATTTGCAATTGCATTTGCTCCTATCGGCGCTGGTTTTCTCGGCGCTGGTATGGCTGCTGGCGGCTCGGCATTTACACTCGGCGCTGGAGCATCAGCCCTTTTGGGATCTGTGGGTGTAAGTCTCGTACTTGGTGGAGCTGCCCAACTTCTTAGCCCAGTACCAAAAACAGCTGGAGATCAAACAGACCCTAGTAAAAGTTATTCTTTCAGCGGAATTCAAAACGTATCACGTCAAGGTGTTCCAGTTCCAATTGTTTACGGAGAATGCTTGGTTGGTTCTGTAGTTATCTCCGCTGGCATTAACACGGAGGATATCTAAATGACAGACCTTAATTCCAGACAGGTAGTCAGAATTTTAGATCTGCTTAGCGAGGGTGAGATAGAAGGCTTCCCATCAGCGCGTAGTTATACCTGGGGAACTGATGATTACAATACAGCACTGCTAAAAGATGTGTACTTTAACAACACACCTGTTTTACGCAAAGAAGCGCAAATAGGCAACATCCAAAGTTCAGACTACAACTTTAATTTATCCAACTCAGCATTTGCAGCACGTAAAGGCACTCAAAGCCAATCATATACAGACATCATTGGAGATGCCAACCAACAAGATTTTCCAGTTGGTGTAAAAGTAACCTACTCAACTCCAGTAACACGTTCCATTACAGACACCGACGTAACATCCGTTCGTGTGCTTATTTCTATTCCTACCTTGGCCGTTTACCAAAGCAACGGCAATATTGACGGATTATTTGTATCTTACCAAATTCAAACTTCATACGCTGGAGGACCATTTACAACGGTTGTAGACAATACAATTCGCGGTCGAACAACCGATCTATACCAAAAAGGACATTTAATCACGCTAACCCAGCCAGCACCCGTAGACATTCGCGTGGTGCGCACAAAGAAAGATGCTCCGCCGCCCAATACCGATAAGCAAACTGAAAAAGACGAAATTTACTGGGCAAGTTACACCGAAAAAATTAACGCAAAAACAACCTATCCAAATTCAGCGTTATTTGGCCTCAAGATTGATGCTGAACAATTTACTTCAATCCCAAGTCGCACCTACAGGATTCGCGGCATCAAGGTTGCCATCCCCAGCAACGCCACTGTCGATCAAGGTAACGGTCGCCTAATTTATAGCGGCGTTTGGAATGGGACATTCCAAGCTGCACAATGGACATCTGATCCCGCCTGGATCCTCTGGGATTTACTTACATCAAAGCGTTACGGATTTGGCGATCATATAAAAGCCAGTCAGCTGGATCGGTGGACTTTTTATTCTTGCAGTCAGTATTCATCAGCACTGGTGCCTGATGGATTTGGAGGTCAAGAGCCTAGATTCTCTTGCAACGTCAATATCCAATCACAAGACGAAGCGTTCAAGCTCATTAGCAATCTTGCCTCGACCATGCGGGTCATGCCGTACTGGTCAACAGGCAGCATCAGTCTGTCGCAGGATGCCCCAGCAGACTTTGCATATGTATTCAACCAATCAAACGTTACAGACGCTGGCTTTAATTACAGCGGCAGCAGCTTAAAAACAAGACACACAGTCGCAGTCGTGTCCTATATGGACTTAGACGCTCGCGACAAAGCCTATGAAGTAGTTGAAGATAAAAATGGCATCGACAAGTTTGGTGTAGTTAAAACTGAAATCGAAGCCTACGGTTGCACCAGTAGAGGTCAAGCTAGACGACTTGGCGAATGGCTGCTGTACTCAGAACAAAATGAAACCGAAACCTGTACTTTTACAACAGATATTGCGGCTGGTGTCACCATTCGTCCTGGTGATCTAATCAAGATCGGAGATCCAGCTCGCGCTGGTGTAATGCGATCTGGTCGGTGTTCGTCTGGCTCAACCATAACCAGAGTAAACATTGATCGCGCCATCACTGACATTTCAACATCATTTACTTTGAATGTGATGCTTCCCGATGGAACAATTGCAATTGCAGCAAACTCAACAATTAGCGGTACTATAGTCACTCCTGGAACACCATTACGACTTGCCCCGGTTGCCGGAGCACCTTTTTCCTTAGGTGATTCCAATGTAAGTCTTTCTTTGTGGCGCGTACTTGGAGTAAAAGAAAATGATGATGGAAGTTATGCCATATCAGCACTTTCACATAACACAACAAAATATGATTACATCGAGCGTGATGTACCACTTCAGTTTCGTGATGTCAGCGATCTAAACGAGCCTCCAGCACCTCCTACAAGTCTTAAAGCTACAGAAGTTCTATACGAAAGCAGCGGTAAGGTACTGTCTAAAATTATTGTCAACTGGCAGGCATCAACACGTGCCAATCAATACGAATTAAGTTACAGCGCTAACAATGGAAACTTTGTTACGACTACCACCCGTGCTCCTGATAGCGAAATTTCCAATAGTGACGTCGGTCTGTATGTCATCGAAGTTAGAGCCATCAACGCTGGCGGCAAACGTTCAGGACCAGCGCAATTAATATTTAATGCCATCGGCAAGACAGCACCTCCAGAAACAATTCCAGATCTTTTTATTGCGCCTATCGACGACAAAAATGCTGAGCTGTATTGGCCCCAGGCTGTAGATATTGACGTACGCATTGGCGGCGAAATTCGCATTCGTCACTGCCCACTAACAGACGCAACTGCCAGCTGGGGCCAATCTAATGACATTGTTCCAGCTGTACCTGGAGCAGCCACTAGAAAAATTGTGCCGCTTTTGGCTGGTACGTACTTTATTAGAGCAGTCGATTCACTTGGCAACGAATCTGCTGATACAGCCAGTGTCGTGGTTAGCCTGCCAGCACCTCAGGATGCTCTTTTAATTCAGGAATACCACGAAGAAACAGGTAGTCCACCTTTCCGTGGAACACCCACAGACATGGCCTATAACTCCGATGAAGGCGGTCTAGTTCTTACTGCATCTGGGTTAATTGATGATATGGCCACAGATGGTAACTGGGACGCACTCGGCTTTATTGACTACATCGGCGGTTCAGTTAGCCAAGGTAGTTATCAGTATTACAACTTCCTAGATCTTGGAGCTGTTTACGATATTGATCTTCGCGCTGTCCTTAAAACACGCGCTTTTGAGCCCGGTAATTTCATTGATGACCGTCTAGCCGATGTAGACGAGTGGGACGACATAGATGGTGATGATCTAGGTGCTGCCAACACCAGCCTATTTGTGCGTACAACACCAGATAGCACCAGCGGATCACCCACATGGGGAGCCTGGCAACCCTTTGTCAACAGCACCACTCGTGGTCGTGGCTTTCAATTCAAGATGGAAGTAACCACCAGCAACTCAAACCAAAACCTGGTCGTGGAACAGCT